CGTACTTACAACTAACGGTGATCATAACCCAACCGATATGGGAAGATATCGTGTCTTTCTGGCAACTGCTTTTCTGCTTTTTAATATGCAGAGGTGGTACCAGTAAAGGTGCACAATATAGTCTCTATATCAAGGTCTATGGCATAAATCTCATAGATCTCTCCATGGATGCTTCAAACTGCTTCCGCGCCTTTTCGGCGGGAGACAGAATAAAGTTGATATAAATTGCATGGATAGAAGGTAAAGGAATATTAGATTCCTTAACCAACGTAGCCATGGTTTTAGTCATATCTTTAACTAAAGTCTTCTTACCATAATCGATAGAAGCAATAGATACAACATCTAAAGCTCTTATCAAATCTGGTAACTTCGCAAATTTAGCCCTTTGATCATTAGAATAATAGTCAAAGGCATAAATCTTGCAATGAAGCTCAATCAAGGAAATTAGATTCTTAAAATATTTAATTATAAGAACCCAAAATCCAAGATTAAGAATGTTCAGGAATGAAGGAAGGGAATGATATCCAGAACGAGTTAAGTTTATAACTCAAATTCTGGTTAAGAAAGTTTTGATCTCAACTCCTAATTTCTTCTTGCTAAGGGCAAATTCTCGTCGTAGTTCATTAAGAACTGGGACATAGAATCTGTCTATGTAAGAATTAAACATATATTTCTCCAGTGGAGTTGGCTCCATCCTTACACTTGTAAGGTCAAGAGCAGCACCACTGATGTTATGAGAAATATATGTACCAAAAACAGTAGCTCAGAGGACTAATCTAATTCTACGTCTAAATCACTTAGGCGCAGAAGAGAGATGTCCTCCGATACTGTTCAGGGATACCAATCCCTTTGAAAATAACTCGAATGGAAATCTTACACAATATGAGCTAGACCTCAAGGTTTGCAGGATAAGTCCTGGTCCTAAAGGCGAATAGTCAACATTATGATAACCTTTCAGCTTTTTTTGCAAATTCAGTAAAGATTTTACTCTCTACTGATTTTTGCCGATTAACTGAAAGGCCAAGGATTCCCATCAGATTCAAGTACTCTTCCGCGACAGCGTCGTTAGCAATAACGACATCGTCACCAAGAATACAATAATCCTCAAAGTTCTTGAGTCCCTGTCTAATTGCAGCACAGCGGACTATCACATGATGTGTGATGGCCAGCATAGCTCAGCTAGATAAGGCCCCCATTGGTTGCCCAACAGAGTATTTAATCTTGTCTAAATGACAAGAGAAGTTCGGAGATCAATATATATCTAAAAGGTCCTTTCAAGGTAAATTAAAACCAATAAGTTTTAATATATCCTCCTGAAGATCGATAGGTAATCTGTCTGTGGCGGCACTAAGGTCAAAACCGTACAATTTTTGACCACTACCAGTTAACCTGGTAAGTAAGTCATTAAAAGGACGCTCTTGATCGAAAGTACCATCCACACTCTTCATACGTTCCAATTTTTGAAATAGGAATAAGTGGAGAGGTTTTAGACAAGTCTGGATTCAGTAAGAGGTGATAGCAATCACCCTTGCCTTTCCGGCTTGATCATAAACCACAGATAATCTACCGTTCTCAAAGGAAGGTATAACCTTTAAGGAGACTAATAGAATGTATAACGGACCAAAGACTATGATAACCAGAATTAAATAAAGGAATAAACCTAAGTTTAATCTGAAAATCAGACTCTTCCCAACACAATATAGTTGCCGGGGAGTATGCAACAACGCAAGTGCGTCGTTGATACA